GCGGTGGACGCGGCAACAAACAGCAGCGCAATGCCGCAGCCTTCGCCCGCCGTCGTGCCGTTGATGTCGCGCGCGGGCAGGGCTGGCGTGACGATGGCTTGTGCCGTGATCGTTGTCACCACAAGCCCGCTGTTGACCCATAGACAATCAAAAAAATCGTGCGTGTGGTTGACGCTGGCTTGCATGTCGAGTGCGGTCAAGTAGTTGGACCCAGCCGCCGCGTTGGTAACAGGTATGCAGCCATAGTCAGCCGCTGTTGTGCCATCCGTCACGCGCCCGTTGGCGCCAGGTATGCCCGGCGCCCACGCGCCCGGATAGCCCACATCTTTGCTGGTGCAATACCAGTTCCCGATAGCTTTCGCCGCCGTGGAAGTTTTCATAAACGGGATCAGTTTGCCGTTGTAGTTGCCGAGGCCAGAGGGTGGGTAATCCGCACCCTGAGAATCCCGATGCACCCACGATCCGTCCTCGCGGTAGCCCATGTTCTCGCCGGGTAGCAGCACAAAGCTCATCAAGTCCACTGAGTTGGTCCCGTCGAAGTGCTCCACCTTCACAGAGCAATTTGTGCCCACGCTGGTGTTGGCGATGTACATGCCCTTAACGTTGCGTGACGTGGACGCGCCAGGGCTGGCCACAATGGTGGTGGTAGCGGCAGTTGCGATGCGCGTGTTGGTACGGCCCGGCGTGACCGTCGTGCCGATCAAGTCCACGTAGGATGCATGAACCTCGATAGTCGCCGTGGCTGTACCCGTGGTAATGCGGATTACATCGCTTACGGATGTGAGCAGCAACATAGCGGCTTAGTTGTCGATGGTTGATGTGAGCGCCGCCGCCGCAAACGTGGGCGCGGGGTCCGCCGGGTTGATGGTCTTGACCGTGGTCAGCGGCTCGATCATCAGCATATTGCCCGCCGAGGCCGCGTCAAAAAATGCAGCCGCCCACACGTAGGCAATGGTGCCGCTGTTGGTCGCGCCAAAAGTCAAGGTGCCGTTGTTGCTGGTGGTTGGCACACCGGTGCCGGTGCTGGCAACCGTGGTGGCCGCGCCCTGCGTGCCGGCCCAATTGGCCAGGGACGCAGCGGTATTGGAGCGGGCATAGCCGGTGTAAGACGCCTCGACCACCGTGCCTGCACGCATGGCCACGGCCTGCTCGGTAAATGCTGCTGTGCCGTCGGTGATCACCTCGGCATTGACGCCGGGGTAAAGCGCTGCCTGTGCCGCCGCGCTGGTGCCCGCCGTGCTGCATTTGTACAGGTGCGTTTTGGCGTCGTTCGCGGTGAGCGAAATGGTGTCATTGAGCGCATACACCGTGCTGTTGCCGCGCGGGCCTTTGGTGCTGGTCAGCAGGCCCACCGATAGCGTGGTGGTGGGCGGCGAAAAGGCCTGGGCACGCAAGAGCCAATCGACAAGTTTGTTGGCCAGGTAGGTGGTGTAAAGCATGGCTGTTTTCTCCTGAAAATTAAGTATTGATGTGCGTTCGTGCTGTGCCGGTGGGGATTAATAATTGTGCAGAGGGGATTGCTTTTTAGACCTGTAGGTCACCAGTTAGCCCGAACACCTTCGTTGTAAGGTTCGTCGGTTAAAAAATCGGCTTGGTGTGAAATATCAATGGTCATGGTGTCACCTGTGTTTTTTGGGGTTGCATTGCACCCGGGGTGGGGTCGTAGGCGGTGAGCTTCACGCCCAGGGCGGCGGCTTGGTCTTGGGCTGATGCGATGGCCACCAGCACATCATCAAAGTCGTAGCCCATGGCGGCGGCCAGGTCTTGGGGCGACATCAGGCCCGCTTTCACAGCCAGTATCTTGGCCTCCATATCGCCCTTGGGGTCCACCCATTCCCAGCGGCGTGGCTGCCATTCGTGCCGCGAAAATTTGGCGATTTTTGCAGCGGGTAACGCGCTGCCGTTGGGCATGGTGATGGCGCCCATAAGCAGGGCACTTTGTAGCCAGGCCTGAAAAACAAATTCAAGCGTCGATGATATAAACCACTCTTGGTCTGCCGCCCAGCGGTCCCGCTCTTCAAGCGATCCGCTGCGGATGCTGCTGTAGCTCACACCCTCAAGATCATTGGCCAAGCTGTGGTACGCCACCCGCCACCCGCTGGCGATGCGCTGTAACGTGGTCTTAACAAATGGGCCAAAGGTTTCGCCTGGGTATTTGCTCTCAAACGCTTTAAATTCAACGCCCGCCGCCAAGGTGTCAAAGGTGCCGGGCTGGGTGACGGTGGTGGTGGTGCCGCCGTCAACCGCGCCCAGCGGCGCAAGGCCATCGGGCGTCGTGAAAAATCCGTAATGATTGGCCCCATGCTCCGCAGCCAAGAGCGCTGACAATTTAAAATTGCCCAGGTGGTGCAAGCTGATCATGCCCGGGGCCATCCAAGGCACGCCGCGCAGTTGTTCGGCGCGCTCCACCCGAAAACGGTGCAGCGTGTCATTGATGTCCAGCCGGATGCGCTGACGGCTGCCATTGGCGCCGTCATTGGGGTGCGCGGAAAAGATGTGCAGCGCCACCGGGCGGCGGTAGGCGTTGACCTCCACGCCCATGATGATGGCGTTGCGGCCCTGCACACCGGGCACGTTGTAGGCGGTGTCGATGCGGTCCACATCAATGATTTGCAAGGCCAACCCAAATTTGTTGCCCGACTCCGTGCCACGCACCAGGCGCAGCAAAAATTCTCCGTCCGAAGGCAGTCCCCCAACTAGGGTTTCACACATTTCTCGCAGGGATTGCTGGCCGGTGATGTCACACACCTTGGCCCATTCGGCCCAACCGTCTTCAATGGCTTTGTTCGCCAGCCGGTCGGGTGCGCCGGGTTTGTCTTCAACCCGCGCTTGCAATCGCACACCTCCGGGGCCAATGATGTTGTTTTTGACCATGCCGACAAACTTTGTCGCGTAGTCATTGTTGAGCGCCAGGTCGCGGCCCCGGGCGCGGGTGCGGTTGAGGTCGCTGCGCAACTCTTGGTTAATCGACTGTTCGGTGGCCAGCCAATCGGCGGTGAGGCGGTCGAGCGTGGCCGCTTGTAGCCTACGCACTTGCGGCGCTTGGGGGCCGCTTACCCAGGCGGCGACTGTGGCGCGCGCGCGCTGTAAAAGTGAGGTGGTTTTCATTTTTTATGGACCAAATCGCACCATGATGCGGCGGCGATCAGGCAGGCCCCGGCCCACGTCGGCGGCGGCGTCTTCGCGCGCCACCTCGCCCTTGTATTTGTCGCGCAAAGTCAGCAATTCAGGTACGGGAATCCGCTGCAAGCGGCGGCCTGCAATCTCATACATGGCGGCGCTCAGGTTCTGAGAGTTTTCTAAGTAAGCCTCGATATTGGTCAGCACTTTGCGGGCATGGCTGCGGCCATCGACCGCCGCGCCAAAGCTGGGCTGCACCACAATGCTGCCGCTTTGCACCGTGTACACCTCGCCCGCCTTGCTGACCTGAGCGCGCCATTCGTAGGCGCCCGCCAGCCATCCCGCCGTGGTGGCCGCAGGCACGCTGATCAAATGGTCATTGCCGCTGGCTGTGGCCGCAAAGTTGATGCGGTTGGTGGCATTGGCCAGGGTATAGCTAAGCACCCAGCCGTCTGCGGCTGAGTAGTCGGGCAGGGTGATCAGCCATCTGGCGGTGTCGCCTGCCAGCAGCGCGGCGGGTTCGGTGGTGGGTGTAGATGCGGACATGTAGCGGGACTATCCGGCGCATTAACTGTAATCCGTAAGGCAAAAACTACAGTAGCAGCGTGGGCCGGTCATTCGCAAATGATTTGCCACAAGCGACTTTCACTGAGCCCATAGCGGCGTTGCAATAGTGGGATACGCTCACCGGCTTTGTAGTCGCGCCGTATCTGGGCATTGCGCGCAAAGCGGCCCTCACCGGGGCGGCGACTGATGTAGGCACGCTCCCCGCCAAACATGGCGCGCACCTGCTTATTCACCCCCTGGCGAATGGACTCTTGGATGGCCGCCGTGAGTTGTGGCGCCATTGCCAGCACACAGCGCAGGGTGTACTCCACCACATCGTCCGTCGGCATCACCTCCACCAGCTCAGGGAAGGTGCTTGCAGGGGCGTGTGGTACGGTACCACGGCCCAGCACCTCTACGGCGCGCAGGATGGTGGCAGGATTTTGAGAGGCCGGGGCGGTTGGTTGTTTTACCATGACGATTTACCTTGGGCGGGGCGTGATGACCAAATGGACGGGCGGGCAATGGGGGGCGCAGGAAAGGACGGCGGTGCAGGCGCTTGCACCGCAATGGGCGCGATAGGCGCTTCAATAGGCCGCGCCTCTTTTTCTGTTTCAGGCGATTCCGATGACGACAAGGCATCGGTGGCAAATAGGTTGATCTGATTTGGGTTCAGGGCATCGGCCAGTTTGTCCCAATGGGCGTCGGTCAGTTTGTGCAGGCCCAGGTACTGCGAAGCGGCGGTGTTGTAGACCATCAGGTCCAGCACCTCGTTGCGGTCGGCTTGTTTCTTTTCCCATCGGTTGGTGCGGTGGCCATGCTTCCAAACGGTCACCCGGTACTCTGCTGTGATCTGGCGGTAAAAATCTTCGCTCAACTCATTGCTGAAGTGAATCTGTCCGGCGCCGGTTTTCACGCGCCACCGGTTGGCCAGGTAGTCTTTGGCGGTGTCAGTCCCAACAAACCACAAATCTGCGCCGTAGGGTTCTACCCGGCCATTCCAGCGCACCTCGACCTTGCTCGGCTTGCTGCTGAGTACCGGGCGCCCCGGGCGACTCGCCCCTTTGATGGCATACACATGGCGATGGCGTTTGGTGCGGGTGTAGTTGTAAACCTCTTGGGTGGCATTGCCGCCCGAGTCCACAAACGCGGCAGATATGGGCAGAGTCTGGCCGTAGGCGTGCGGGTAGCGGGTTTGCAACAACGCATCCAGCCGCGCCCAGGTCTGTAGGTCAGCCGGGTCGCCACGTATCACCTGGTAGTCAATCACCCAAGCCTCAAGGCCACGGCCCCAGCCGGTCACCAGCAGCTCGAGGCGGTCGGCCTGCGTGTCCACTGCAGCGGTCAGGCGCAGCACCGGGGCCGGACAGGTGCCCAGCTTGTACGCTTCCGCGCGCGCCATCAGTTCCTCGGCCTTGGTCTGCTCTTTTTGGCGCTCCCAGCTTTTGGCCAGCCGGGTGTTGTAAAACGCAATCATCGCCTCTTCGCTGCCCTCGTCGAGCTTGGCTTTGGCTTTTTTGTATTCACGCAGCAAAGCCACCCAGGGCAGCCAGCCATAAGGCAAAAACATGCCGCTGATGGTGAACGACTCGGTTTCCCCATCACCCCCCCCACCATCCGACCAGGCGCCACGCGCAAACATGCGCGGCTTGTCGCTCTCGGTGTGCACCGCGCCGCAGTGCATGCAAGGGTACAAAGCCCCCTGCCCATCCTCGGTGGCGATCAGGCGATCAAAGTCCAGCGGCTGCGCCTCACCACAGTGAATGCAATCGGCCAGCGCTTGGCGTTGCGTGCCGCGCAGGTAGAGGCGCTCGACAATGCTTTCGTCTTTGATGGTGGGGCTGCTGGGGAAGTAGCTCTTGCGGTTGCGCTCAAATGTGGTTTGCCGGGCCTCTGCCAGCGCCACCGGGTCACCTTCGCCGTTCACATTCAATTCGGCCCGGTCCACCTCGTCAAACAAGACCCGCCGCGCCGGCACTTCGGACAAGTTGGCCGCAGCCCCCGCCGTCACAATGAACAAGCTGCCGCCGATGTACTCTTTGGTGTCCAGGGTGTTGACCGAATCCCGACTGCGCGGCGCCGCCACGCGCTCGGCCACTTCAGGCACGGCGGCGATATTTTTGGCAATACGCGTGCTGGCCCGTTTGGCCAACTTGCCGGTGGGCAGAATCCAAAGGAAGTTAGCCGGGCTTTGATGGATGCTGGCCATCAGCCAATTTAGGCCGGTCTGCGTCTTGAGCATTTGCGATGCCCCCATCAGCACCACGCGCTTGCATGGGTGGTGGTCGCTCAGCGCCTGCATCACCGCCCGCGCATGCGGTGTGCGGCTGGTCCGAAACTTCCCGTACTCATTGGCGCCCGAATCTTTGGGGATCACTTGGTAAGTGTCGGCCCACACGTCCACCGGCAGGTCAGGGTCGGGCTCAACACTGTCTGCCAGGGTGGCGAGTGGGTCGAGGTTCATCGCTCGGCCACCGTTGTAAAAGTTTGCTTCCGTGGTACCGTACCACTCCCAGCATGGGTGGCGATCATTTGTCAGTCCCCAGAGGTGCATTCAATGGATTCGATTCGGTCTCGATCTTGAGGGTGTGGCGCAGTTGCTGTGCAAAGCTGGCCAACGCGGCGCGGTGTTCGCGGTCTATCACGGCCTCGCATTCTTCCGCCGTAGACAAACCCGCCACCTCGGCCCCCACTCGCCGAGCGCAATTGCTCAGGGTATCGCGCAACATGCGTCCGGCGTTGTACAAGTAGCGTTCGAAGTCTTCCTTTATGAGAAATTTACCCCTCATTTCGGCCAGTTTTAGGCGGGCAATTTGGGCTTCGGCTGCTTCGCGCAGAGTTTTGGCGATGTGAAATGAGGTTATTTCAGTATCTTGGTCGGGTTCCAACGTCGGTTGCGGCGCGATGTTGTCTTGATGCGGGTTTTGACTTGGCGCATCAAGTAGGTTTTGTGTGGATTTTCCAGAAGGGTGGACGTTTTCAAGCAGGGATTTTTTTGCTGCTTCAAAATCAATTAGGCCCGCTTCATCTTTTTGCAGAATGCTTTTTTTTACAAGTTGATTTATCCACTGGCGTGATACTGGGCTGTTCGGTTTGCTCAAGGCGCGGGCCAGTGCCGCTTCAGTGAGTTTTTGAGGATTTGTCAATTGATTTCACTCCCGAAAAAAACTCAAGGTAGAAGGCGTGTAGTTCGGGGTTGTTGTGCATAGTGCTTTGTTCGATTCGCGGGTTCGTATTAACATTGGCGCTCGACTCGATCACGATTTGGTAATCATCAACGCTGCAGAGGGTCACTTTGCTGTGATTTTTTGCGATGACCAGGCGGCATCCGTATAGCTCGCACATTTTTAAAACCTGTTCGTATTCATCTCCATACGATCCAGGAAAAATTTCGCCAGCGTAGAGGTCGAATTGTTCGATTCGGCCTGAATCGAGCCATGCTGAAATTTCGCTTAGATCGTTTTTTGCGACACACCAGGTCGACATCAAAACGTGGTCTAGGTGGTCAACCCCCGCGAGAACGTGGCGTAGGTAAGACAGGCTGTCAATATCGCCTCTAGATATCACGTGCCAACTTTCGCCGGGCTCAATTTTTGTCGGCAAGATGTCGGCCAGAGTCTTTTCGGCGTTGGCACGGCGCATGTGGTGGCGGTTGGCAGATTTTTGGGCGACGGCGCGTAGGGTTTCGGCTTTTTCAGCCACCATTTGTCGGCTGGCACGAGCGATTTCAGCTGGATCGAAGCCTTCAAAAAGCGCGTTTTGCATCATGGTTTGCTTTCGGAGTAAGGGTTCGCCTGGTCGATTTGCTTGCGTAGCCACTTGGCACCGCCGAGAAGTTTGAATTTTTCGGCTTGTTCAAAGGTGATGGGACGCCAGCTCATGGCGGGCGGCCTAGCGGGGGCAGGCGGGCGGCCTGCACCGGGTTGTTTGCCGCCTTTTTTCATTTTTTCCATACCACTTCGATGGCGCGGGTTTCGTCGTTTTTTTCGTAGGTGTCGAAGTGCGAGTCATCTGTGTCAAGTGTCTGGAAAAGTTGGTAGCTAGTATTTTTTCGAGGTTCGAATTACCCTCACGCTGGAGAGGGCTGGAAGTACCTTGGCCGGGGGGTGGGGTCATGACTGCAACGCCTCGAATACTTGACGGATGCGATAGCGCATGCGTTTGCTTAAGTAGTTGTCTACGTCTGCGGCTTTAGCAACGCTGTCCATACTAAATCTGGGCTTGTAATAACCCGACTTGGTGAACATCATCACTGGCTTGACCGTGCTTCCGTGGATTCCTTGTTTGGCCCAGATTCCGGGGTGCAGGTGCAAGGTTCTTTCAGTGTGGTCAAACACACCTTTCATGTCTTGGGCCTTGGCAATGAAATAGATAAATCCGTTGATGGTTTTGTAGCCATTGGCGGATGTTCCGACATTGGCCAATTTCTTTTTACGCTTGTCTTTCATGTTTGCGTAGTGGCCCTGCTCCCTAAAACCATGAAAATAGCTGATGAGTTGCACAATAAATGCACCACGAAAGTTCCCGCGTCCATCGTCACTGCCTGGGAATGGCGTGGCAGGCATCACAGTTTGCATTCCGCGTGGCAGTATTCCGATCTGGCGTAAAGCTGACTCAACCCGCTTGTCACGGCGCGGTCCACCTGCTTCTTGGGCTGCCAATATCTTTTGTGGATCTATTCCTTTTCCACCGTAGTACGTTGGCTCAATGGTGGCTGTCAATGAATCTGGTTTGGCTTGCGTTATCCAGACGCTTTTGCGCACATAAGGCGTCACTCGATCAAACACCCGATCCATTTGACTGACCATGGCGCGCTTGACCTGGTAAGCGGTGTCATTGACGGCTTTGGCTGATGCCTCTTTGATTCCACGATCTGACAGCATGCGAAGCTGTTTTTTAACTTTCTCTAGACCTTCGAATTTGATTGAGACTTGCATCACATCATCCTGGCGATGACATCGTGCGCAACTGCCCAGGCTACCTCGTGATAACTCAGCGGCGTCTCAAAATCGGACGGTCGGCGCACACCGACGGTGTAGCCGGGCCAGTGCAGGGATGCAGACCCTTGGCCAGCGCTCGTATCTCCGCTTCGCTGTGCCCCGCTGCCACCCAGTCGGCAAGATTCGCACGGCGTCGGGCGGCAATCTCGGCAGGGGGAATCTGGAAAAAACCCAGGTGCTGGATCAGCCTCGCGCCGCAGTAGCGACAGGCCGGGTTGAACCACGCATGGGCTGGGCAAATCTTGGCGCGTTCGCAGTTGCTGCATAACACTTTTCACTTCCAAAAGGTTTGAACTATTTGCACAAATTTGGCTGTGCTAAACGGCCATCCAAAGGCGTTCAACCCGCACGATTTCAGCATTATTTGCTATTGTTTTTGATTAACCTGTTTTTGCTCGCACGCCGAATTTTTCGGCGAACATGGCGCGGATGTTTTCGGGCATTGGCTTGACCAAAGCCCGTTCCGCGTCAAGCCGAACCAACGTCGGATCACGGGCCGATGCGCTTGGCGTTGTGATCGCATGGACGTTGTTTTTCGCTGGCAAAAACTCGTTTTGAACCCACTTTCGCCAGCGTGCCAAGGTCCGCGATTCTGGTGGGTAACGCTCACAAAAATTCGGCCACACCACCCCGGCTTCCAACTCGGGCCGGGTTTTCAGGACTTCCAAAAAATCCGAAGGAATGGGCGGGGGGGCGGCGTCAGCCGCTTGTTGCGGTGGTGTGGGTTCGGGCGGTTCGGGCTCACGCGCACTCCCCCCTGCTCCTGTTAATGCTCTTGCTCCTGTTCCTGTTAATTGCTTAGGAGGGTCTTGCAAGGGGCTTTTAAGGGGCTTAACTTTTTCGTCAGAATCCAAGTAATAAGCAGCACTGTAAATTTCATAAAACCTAGATTTGATGCGGGTTGCGGCGATGTTTTGATATGCGCGCTTGATGCCAA